GTCATGGCCTCACCCCAAATTGAACAACTAAATTGATAATCAGGCTGGCAACGCCAACCGCCGCCGCAATCACGCCAAAAATCCATGTCGGCGTAGACGCATGGCGCGCCCGCTCATTGTCGCGGAAACTTTCCAGCCCCGTAATTCGTTTCTCGTGATCCATACTCCGATCCTCGAGCCGCTCAATATCGCGCTCTGTACTCATGTCGGGGGGGTCGCTCCGTTTGCCACTCGGTGTAGCCCGCTTCGGGGTGGGCTTATCCGCATCCTGTACTGCTTTCCATGCGTCCATCAGTGCGACCGTGCGCGGCCGCTCCGCATGTGCCTTCTCATAAAGCGCATCCAGCACGCCGTCCTGCGCGGCCATCTCAATGATGTTGTGCCAGATGTCGGCAACCGTTCCGGTGCGGTCAATCTGCGCAACGTCAAGCCCTGCCATGCTGGCGAGACGCCCTGCGGTGGTGACGTCATGGTTCATGTCGGCCAGCACGCGCGCGAGCGTTTCCAGTTCCGGCGTCACGCCCTCACCACGTCCTTTGTCCGCCGCCCCATCGCCGCCGCCGCATCCCCGCTCGAGGAATCGTAGCCCGGACGAATGAAGGGCCGCGCCGCCTGCCCGGGGTGGGTCACGCTGCGGCGAAAGCCACCGTTGGGCAGCAGCAGCACCTTGCGCCCGCGCTTGCGCGCCTTCGGGATGACGTGGGGCTTTGTGCCAAATTCGCGCCAGCGCGCCCTGTTCGTCATCTTGCGCGTCGGCCCCACCCCCACAGTCACACGCGTCTGCGTCTTCTGCATGGTCTCGGCCACAATCTCGATGTCCCGCGCCCGCCCTGCTATCTCACCCTTCACGACCTCAGCGCCTGCCATACAAATCATTTCCAGCCCCGCCGACACATCCTTGCCGCGCCGCTGCAACTCCTTGATCGTCTCGTCGAGGCCCGTGATCGATATCTTGCCCGCTACAAAGCGACCAGCCATCACTGCACCTCGTAACAGAGCACAAGCAGCTCCCATTTGTGCCCGTCCGGGTCCATCACGCCCGTTACCTCAAACGTGCGCCCGTCCACCACAAGCCGGTTCGTGGCTGGTGTCAACGCCCGCCACCGCAACCGACACTGATAGCTCACGCGCGCCTGAAACTGCGCACTCTGCTGCGCAAACGCCTCACGCGTCCCCGCCAGCAACGGCAGCAGCTCACCCCACACCGTCACCGTGGGCGCTGTCGTCCAACTCTCCACCGGCTCCCCGTAATCGTTCGCCGTCAGCGTCTTCGTCTGGATCGTCACCCGCTGTCGCAGTTTCCCCGCTCGCATCCGGCCCCCAGCTCTGTTCCGCCAACCGTTGCCCCAGCCATGCATCCAAATCCATCGGCGATTCCACCGCCCCATACTCGGGTATGAAATCATTCACCTGAAGCACACGTCCCTTGCCTCGGTTGGCGTTGGCCACGGTGCTGGCAATGATGGCGGCCTGATAGTCACTGCGGCGGCCGCCAATCGGCTCAACCAGGTCAAACGCCATCCACTCCGACAACTCACGGCTGTCCATCTCCCCCAACAGTTCCCGCACCGTGCGCCCCAGAGCCAGCGCCAGCCGGAAAATTAGCCGTCTGCGGGGGTTGCTCCGAAATTTTGCGCCAGCTCCTGTACGTCGGATTCCTTCATCCCTGCCAGTTCCGCCGCCTTTGTGAAGATGCGGTCGAGCGCCTTTGCGCTCTTCTGCCCCAGCGCCTCCACATCGGCCAGCCCAAAAAGCGGCCTCCCCTCCTCATCCACCACCGTCGCTGCCACCAGTTTGGCGCGCAGGTTGCGCGCATTCACGCGCGTATTGCGTCCATTCACGGCCGTCAATTCCGCCTCGAAGTTATCCCGCTCGCCCGCCGTCAGTGTGCGCACACGCACCCAGCATCCCCACTCGGGCACTTCCATCTCCACCGTCGGCAAGTCCTGCATGGCAAAAATCGTTGCCTTCGTTGCAAACTTTTTCTTGCTCTCCATCATCTCTCCCTATGTGAAGGGGCGAAGCACACAGCCCCACCCCCACTCACTTCAACCCGTACACCTTGTCCGCCAAGTTAACCCCGTCCACACAATTGCACTTACGCCAGCGTCGGCGCGCCCGTAATCGTGAGCGTCACATCCGCCATCAGCTTGTCGTCGAAGGGCGCGCTCATGACGAACTTGCTCACGTACGCCGTGAACACATCCGAGGCAGCAGGCGTCGTCGGATACCCAATCGCAAACGAACTGCTCGTGCGGTTCGCCAGCAGATAGCGCAAGCCACCCGCCGTGTTCTTGTGCGTCGCGTGGTTGGGGTCCCACTGGATGCGCAGCGTGACTTCGCCGGCATCGATGAACGACGCCACCTTCTCGCGGTAGGCACTGCCGGAATCGTGCGCCGTCATGTCCAGCATCTCAACTGTTTGCTCGGGCCCTTCAATCGACTCGACGTTGACAACCGCCGTGCCTGCCGTCCCGCCAATCTTCAAGGTCGTCCCAAATGCCGCGTACTTAGCCATCTCACCCTCCCCTGCCTACTGATAAAACATGCGGAAGTCCACCGCCACCACATGCATCCGAAGTTCATCGTCAAAGCCCGCGTCGGCCTCCATCTCCAGCAGCAGTGCGCCGACACTTACACCCTGCATCGTCCCTCTAAATCCTTCCAGCGCGTTCTGGATGGCCGCCGCCGCTGCCTTCGCATTGGCATACGTTGCCGCATGGCACAGGAACGACACCCGCGCCCGCCGCAAACCGCCGTCGCCACTCATGTCCTGCACATTCGTCCCACCCACCAATTCATACGTCACGTAATCAGCCGTGGTGCCCTGCGGCGCCGCCTGCGGATAGATGCGTGCACCCACCAGCGCCGTTACCGCCGCCGTGGCCTGCAATTCCCTGACCAGCATCTGTTCCACCGTGTACGCCACAGCCGCCCCTCCCTACCAGTTGTACCGGAACCGATGCGGGTCCATCGCCCATCGTGCGCTCATCGGCACCTGTTGCGGTGTTGATGTCGCCATCGTCACCGCCTCGCGGTTTTCCGTCATGTGTCCCGCCAGCCAGCGCATGGCCTGCTTCAGCCCCGCCGGTACAGCCGCCGCAGCGCCATAGCCGCACACAAACTGCACCACCACAGGCAGCCCCGCGTCCAGCGTCACAGAGGGCCAACTCTGGTTCGGTGCCAGCAGAATGCAGCCCGGCTCACAAGCCGTCACCACGCGGTACACGCTTGCAGAGAGCGTCGTCAGCACGCCCGCCTCAGTCGTATATTTCACCCATGCCACCGACTGGAGGGGGGGCAGCGGCAACTCGAGCACGCCGTCCGCAGGCCAGCCGGCGAAATGCGCCTGCCAGGTTTGCGTCACAAAAGCACGACCGGTGTAGAGCTCCGCAGCCCCACGCGCCGCCGTGATGTATTCGCTCAGCAGCGCGTCTTCGTCCGCCGCGTCCACACGCAGGTGCTCCTTCATCTCCTCAAGGCTAAGCGGCTCAGACACCGGCCCCGTCACCTGCGTCCACGCTGCCGTCTTCATGCCGTCTCCATCTCCGGCGCACCGTGTAGCGCACCCATCTGGCAGCGACTCGCCACCACGTCATGCCACACCGTCACCGGCTCACTGCGCCACACCAACTCAATGAAGTCGAAGTCACTGGCATAGTGGCCCGGCGCAAAAACGCTTGCGTACCGTTGCCACACATCCCGCCGTACAATGAATGCAGAGCATCCGATATGCCCCTGCACAGGCGGCCCGCCCCAATGTGCATCGTCCGGCAGCACGCCCAGGTCAGCCCCATGATCCATGCGAATCATGATCACCTGCGTCTCTGGCTTGGCTCTGACAATGCGCCGCATATCGGCAACCAGCGACCGCCAGATGCATTCGTCGTCGTCATCCAGAATCCAGATGTACTCTCCGTGCACCGGATGGGCCGCCAGCGCCGCATAGCTCGCACCAATGCCCCGCGCCGCCGTGTCAACGATGAACGTCTGCACCCAGTCAGCGTCACTCTGCGCCATC